CGGCGGCCTCATCCCCCCCCCCCCACCCCCTTTTCGCGATTTTCGCGTGTTGGCGCGGTTTAGAACCCCCCCGGCAAAAAAAACACGGCCGAGGGGGGGGGGGGGGGGGAGGGGGGGGGGGGGGGGGGGACAGTCCCCCCTGTCCCCCCCCCCCCTACGGTGTCCCCCCCCAGTAGCGGTCCTCGCTGTGGCGGATCAGCCCTCGGGCGATCCCATATTCCAGGATTTCGTCGACCCGAGGGCGCTCGGTGCTGCGCAGTTTTGACTTCACTTCCTTGCGGGAAAGGCCGCCGTTGGCGCGCAATAGGTGACCGACCACCCGCTGAACCTTGCCGTCCAACCACGCCGTGTCCGCAGCCGTGGAACGGATGTGGTCTTCGACACCGCGTGCTTCGGCCCGCTGACGGGACACGTCGCCGATGGATTCGACGAGCTGTGTACGAATCGTGCGGCTTGTGGCGCAGATCGCAGCTGATATCTCCCAATCCTGTGTGCTGATGGCGGCACGGTCGTCCATCAGGGCGAACAACGCCGCCGTCCGCAGCTGCACCAACATCTGGTGGCCGTCAAGGCCGGTCACGTTCCCGAGGCTGTTCTGCTGTTCCCAGCGCAGCGCTTCGATCCAGATGTCGTCCGGCACGTCGATGGGCCGCCTGTTGTGAGCGAACTCACCGTGATCCCAGAACTGCACGTCGACTGGCTCCACGGTGAAGCTGGTGCGGATCGTGGGGTCGATGGTGGCGAGCACCGGGTTGTTCATCCCGAAGAACAACAGCCGTTGCGGGAACCCGTAGACGGCTGCCTCGCCGGTGAACAGGTTGGCGCACACGCCGAACTGCACTCCGATGATGGCGCAGATGCGCACCAGGCTGGAAGGGAACGACCCCGATTCGGAAGCCTTCGCCCCGCCGACGATCTTCAATCCTGCCCACGCCGTGTTCAGGTAGGACAGCGTCGTCGACCCTGTGCGTGAAGCCTGCGCCGACAGGGTTCCGCCTTCGTCGAACACGACCTGCACGGCCTGGCGGTAGCCCGGCTCCGGGTTGTCCTTCGTCTTCGGCTGCTGCGCCAGCGAGATCAGGCCCTCGCCCGAACGGAGGCCGCGGTCCAACAGCACGTCCGGGTGCAGATTCTCCGGGTAGCCGAGCAACTCCAACGCCAGCGCCATCGACGTCGTCTTGCCGCCGCCCGACTTGCCGACCAGCGCGCAGTACGTGTTCAGCGGGGATTCGACCCCCACGATCGCGGGCAGCTTGATCGACATCGGCACCGTCGCCGCATAGCTCGACAGGAACGCCCCGAGCACGGCTTCCGGCGAACGCATCCTCGCCAACGAGGCGTCGTAGATCGACCGCAGCACTGGCCGCTGATCCCAGAAATCGAGCGGAAGCCAGAGCGAGGGGGAGGACACGTTCCCCCCCTGTTCCCCCCCTGTGACCTGCGGCGATGAGGGGGGAAGGGGGGGAACCGTTCCCCCCTTCCATTCGCGGAAACGCCTGGTCCGGTCCGCCTCGGTCGGGTTCCGGCCCAGCTCGTACGCCAAGATCACGTCGAGCACGTCGTAGGTCTGGTCGTTCAGCTGGTCGGATGGGGTGAGCGGCGTCGACGACGAGAACACGTAGAGCCGCCCGTTGGCGTTGATCGACGCCGAATGGCCCGGATCGGTCTTGCCGGGTCGCCGCATGTGGACGCCCTTGGCGTCCTGGCCGTCTGGCGTCCAGCCGATCGAGCACAGGTAGTCGCCCATCGGCGGCATCGTGCGCAGGAACTCGTCGAACCGGCCCGGCCCATCGAACGTGCGTTGGGGGGAGGACGGGGGGGGAGACTTCTCTCCCCCCAACACGCGTTCGACGTTGAACGAGGCCAGCACCCCGAGCACGGCGGCGAACTCCTCCGGTGTCGCCCAGGCGATCTCCTCGAACGATCCGCTGATCCGCTCCCACCGTCCGCCGCTCTTATGCGTCGAACCGTTCGATGGGGCGACGATGACGAACCCGCCCTCGCCGCGCGTCTCGATCAGCGTCTGGTGCGCCCCGTCGCTCGCCACCTTGATGTTGCCCGGCACCGGACCGTCGCCGCCGACATGGATCAGGACGTGCAGCCCGTTGCCCGGCGTCTTCTCGCAGTAGCCGTCCAGCCACGACTCCCACACCGAACCGAGGTCCGCAGCCACCAGCCGCCGCGCGGCCTCGTCGAAGTGCTCCATGAAGCGTCCCTCGAACTCGACCAGGACGAGGCGATCGCTGACCGCGCCGCACACCAACCCGAGATTCGGCCAGGACGGGAACCACGCCATCAGGTCGTCGAGGCCAGGACGCTCGCCGCCGATGTACTGCTTCCACTGGCCGTATGGGGCTTTGCTCCCGTCGGCCTTCGCCCGGATCGGGCATAGTCCCGCTGTGTGGGCTGCGATGGCGGTATCGAGAATGCTAGATTCGGGGATCACTGGTTGGCCTTCCTGTTCAAGCCTTTGGTCGGGCTGGGCGGTTGGGCGGATCGCGTAGAGGTTGAGACTCGCGATCCTAAGCGTGGCGGGTGGTACCGGGTGACCGGTGCCACCCGCCTCCTGCTTTTCAGCTCTCTAGCTGGAGGTCCATGTCGCACTCCGGGCAGCGCAACATCACCGTCACGCCCTCGGTCGGCAACTGCTGACCCAGCTTGCCGCAGCGTGTCGTCATCGAACCGTTCGACGACTGCGACTGGATCAGATGGGCGTACGGCAACACGCCGGACTTGTTGCGCACGTACGTCCAGCCCGGCAGCAGCGGCTCCATCGGCTGGGCCGGGGGCACCGCTTTCGTCCGCCTCGGTGTCGGCGTGCCGTAGCCACCGAACAACGGTTCCTGATTCATGACGGTCCCCTCTCACGCCAGCTGGCGTAGCGCTCGGATGCTTTCGTCAACGCCGGGTTCTGGTTCGGCTTGAACCAGCCCGTCGCCTCAGGGTCCCACAGATCGGCGAACGCCTCGCGGCCCAGCAGACCGATCCGCTTGATCGTGGCGATCGAAACCTCGGGGAAGAACTCATGGACCTCGCGGTACGACAAGCCTTCGTCACGCAGATCGAACAGGACCTTGATCTGGCTCGGCGACAAGACCAAGGTGGGACCGGCGTGACCGCGTTGAACAGCGTCGGCCACGTTGTCGGCCTGGGTGCCCAGCTCCAAGTGGGACAACCGGTAACACAACCGGTTGTCGCACTTGTGCCGCACCACCAGCCGCGGTGGGATCGGCCCGTTCACCGCCTCCCACACCCAGCGGTGGGCGTAGTGCTTGCGGCGGTTCGACTGGTGCGAGAACCCGACGAGCACGCCGTAGCCCGAACTGTGGACCGCCCCCTGCCACAGCCGACACGGCGTCGGCTGCGGCGTGGGCGGCGGGTAGTCCGCGAGTCTCCGTTCGGTGAAGACCCGCGGACGACCCCCCGGCATCAGGCGTCCGAGAACAAGGCGCTGGCGTCGACCGCCGCCTTCGCCTTGCGGAAGCCCGCCGTGTACAGCTTCGGGGCCTGATAGCCGCGCTTGGCGACGCCAAGCCCCGACCAGACCACGACCAAGCTGTCGCCCTCCTCCAGCTTCGACGCGCCCGAGGACTTCACGGCCTCGGCGATCGCGTCACGCATCGACGTGCCCTCGCCCTTCGCCACGTCGAACCGGCCACCCTTCGCGTAGATGACCCGCACACCGTCGTCGTCGTCGGATTCGTGCAGCTTCGTCTGCAACGTGATGACCAGCTGCATCCGCGGCTTGCCATCGGCCCAGGAGAGCAGCTCGCCCTCCATCGACGTCTGCTGGCGAACCTCGGCGTCGACGATGTCGCCCTCGACCGAGTCGCCGATCTCGTTGAACTGGAACGCCTTCGCACCCCCCTGGGTGAGGAAGCTGTTGATGTCGTCGTACTTGCTCATGAGTTGAGTTGCTCCTGTGTTGCTGATGGTGGTTGATGACCCGCCACACCCTCACGGCGTGCCAGGCCCCTGTTCCACTCCGGGCGGGGATCACCCACGGGGAATGGCAGGCTGAAAGCCCCCTCGATGGCGGCGATGAGATCGAGAATCTCAGAGACGCCCGCGGCGGTGTAGCCGTCGCGCAGGGGCGGGACACTGCTCGGCCAGCGCCGCAACAGCAGCGCCCGAGCCTCGGGGATCGCCCCGATGACATTGATCCGCGTCTGGCACCACTGCGCCATCGCGTCGGTCCACTCGTCGTCGTCCGGTATGTTGACCACGTCTGACGTCGTCGACAGAGCGACCGTCTCGGACAGGACCGTAACCTCGTCCGAGACGGGCAGCTCGAACGGCTGGGCGAAGTCGTCACGCTTGCGCCACTTGCGCACCAGCTGCACGATCGCCGCCCCCTCCCGCCCGACGGACAGGTCCGCCCACATCAGGTCGCAGCGGGCCGCACCGACCGGGAGATGGACCAGCACCCCCCAGCCGGTGTGCAGCGAGGGCGGGAACTCGCTGCGCTCGTTCGTCTCCACGTCGTAGAAGCAGCCGTCGCAGTAGATCGCCAGCTGGATGCAGAACCCCGGCAGCGAGTAGTCGAGCGATTTGCCCGTCTTCAAGTCGCCGATGAACATGGTCCCTGGCGGCACCACCGACCCATCCGGGAGACGCAGCTCACGGGTCGTCTCGTAGATGCGGTCGGTCGTGCCCGCCGCCCGCCACTGGTCCGAGCAGACCTGAACCTCGATGAAGCGGGACTTCAGCCCGGCCGCGTCCAGCATCATCAGGTAGGCGGCCAGGTCGGCGGCGTACGGTTCGGGGGCCACGAAGCCGTCTTCTGTCTCCAAGCGATGCGACATCGCGTGAAGGGCGGTGCCCATGTCCGCAGCCTCGTCACCGCGTCCCAGAAGGATCGCCTGATCGCGGAGTTCCTTGCGGCCCTCCTTGATGCCCTTCTTCGCGGCCACGCCAGCGGCCAGAGCTGGAGACGATGCAACCCCATCCATCGCCCGGTCGATGCGCCAGAGAACCAGATTCGATTCGTCGTCCAGATCACTACCCCACCCCGACGGGCGGGAGTAGCGATCCCATTTGGCGGGGTCGTCGAGACGTTTGACCATCGGCGCACCATTAGCTCGACGGAAGTCCCGCGCTGGCGGCTCATCGGTGAACTCACTCAGGTTGATCGGGTCCATCACCGTTTCCTGACTGTCGCCCCTGGGCGGCGTTGACGATCCGGGCGAGCGGCTTGCGCTCCTGGATGCATTCCTTGATCTGTTCGCCGATGCGAATCTTCGCTGCTCTCAACTCGGTGATCCGGTCGTTGAGCGCATCGAGTTCTTCCTGTGCTTCGTGGACAAGACGGTCGGCGGTGGGCATGGTTCCTCCAGTTTGGGCGATGGGTGTGACAGAGATTCGAGGGTGGGCTTCCAGCAGCGACGGCACTGGGCGGTGGCGAACAACGGGATCGGATCGAGTACCGGGTTCGGGCACACGCAGACCAGCAAGCCGTCGAGGCGTTCGCGGTCGGCGATGCGGCGCATGTCAGGCATCGCGCACCTGCGCAGGCCAGACGCGCAAGCCGAATCCCTTGATGTCGGCGAGGTACTGGCAGTAGTCGAAGTCGGGGTTGAGGCGCAGCGTTTTGAGCACGGCCCGGATGTATGCCTCGCGGTCGTCCCAGATGTCATCTGTCGCATCGAGGCAGGCGTCGAAGATGGTGTCGTCGGTGTCGGTGTCAGGCATTGAGCACCGCCGACGTGATCGACGTCTGCACCCCGTAGCGCCCGATCAGCAGCGCCTCGGCCCGGTTGTGATCCTTCGCCCGGTTGAGGTAGTCGGCCATCGTCGGGAACAGCTCCATCGCCCGCATCCGGCTGCGCCGCTTGCGTTCGATCGCCGTCAGCCCCGACTGGGCCAGCCCGGCGTGACGTTGCCAGGTCATCGGCGGAACCCAGATCAACGGGACCTTCGCCATGTGGGCTGCGGTACGCAGCGCACCGTTCGAGTCGCCCTGGCTGTAGGCCGCCTTCGAGCCGTTGGCGGCCATCGCGTGCGACCGCTCGATGTAGACCTCGTTCGCCTCCCAGTGGGAGAGCAGCTCCGAGACGCGCCTGCCGTCGATGCCGTCGACGGCGATCGGCATGTCCCGGATGGCGGCCGGTTCGCCGTCGATGAAGAAGGCGATGGCACCGGTCTTGCCGGGGTCGATGCCGACGATCTTCACTTCGTCACCACGCCCAGCGCGGCTTCCACCGCCTCGGCGAGCAGCGTGTTGAGCGACTGGTGGCGTTCGTTGGCGATGGCGTGGAGTTCCTCACGCGCTCGCCACGGCACCCTCAGCGGGATGATGACACGGGTTTCGGCCGGGTCGGTGATCTTGTCGTAGGGCATGATCGCATCGTAGTCCCTGATATCGCATCGGTCAAGCATTTCCTTGACGACGCGTGAGACAATGCGCCCATGTCGAAGGGCTATGTGCCGGTCCGCCAGGACCCGCGCAAGATGCGCTACATCGAGTGGCTCACCACCCCGCCCACCCATCGACAGCCCTCCACCGAAGTCGAACTCGCCCGCGAGATCGACGTCTTCCCGAAGACGCTCTACAACTGGCGGCAGGAACGAGAGTTCCGCGAGGTCTGGTCCGACGACACCGACCGCGTCGTCGGAGGCGAAGACCGCCGACAGCGCGTCATGGACGTCCTCTACGACGCCGCCGTCGACACGCGCAACCCGCGACACGTCCAAGCTGCCAAGCTGTACCTCGACACCCTCGGCGCGATCAGCCCTCCGCGTGAGGGTGTCAACGGGAAGGCGATCGGAATGCTCACCGACGACGAGATCGAGCATCTGCTGAGTCGCGCTGTGCTCGCCGAGCACGACAAGCGGGACGAAGTCGATGCCGCCAGCTAAGACCGGCTACCAGCCGCGCAACACCCCGGCCGAGCGCCGGGCGTTCTTCGATCTCGAACGAAAGGTCACCGCCCTCGCCGCAGGGGGTGGTGGGGGCGGCGGTTCACTGCCACCCGGTGGGACGACTGCCCAAGTCCTCGCCAAGGCGTCGGCCGCCGACGGCGATGCCCACTGGGTGGCCCCCGCTCCCAAAGGCGACACGGGCGCGGCCGGACCCCAAGGCCCGCCAGGACCCACCGGACCGGCCGGAACAACCGGGGCCACGGGCGCAACCGGCAGCCAGGGACCCCAGGGCATCCCCGGACCAACGGGACCTGCGGGTCCGACAGGCGCGACTGGTGCAACCGGTAGCACTGGCCCTGCCGGACCCGCAGGCGCGGACTCGATCGTCCCCGGCCCG